TAACAAAGTTATCAAATAATTGTGCTTTAAGTTTTTCACTTACAGGGAAAGGTACTTCTAGCGTATTGTCTAGACTTACCTGTATTAGTTCGTATGCTTCTTGATATCTCATTAGTATTTAATCTTTCTCACTACTTTCTTTTTATTCTTCTTCGGAGCTTTTTTCTTTCTTTTAGTTGAAATTTTTTTTGCCATTTTTTTCATTATTTTACTAGCCATAATTTAGTTCCTTTTTGTGATATAAGGGAGGAATTTCTTCCCCCCTTATATTTATTTAGTTATTAAGTAAGCTTTAGGATTGCATGTGTCTGTTCGTTACGAACTTCACATCCAACTTCCATCAACCACTCATCAACTCTAGCATCTCTACCATCATTAACGACATCGCTTCTAAGCTGCATGTCTCTTGATGCAAGAGGTCTTAGGTCAACATTTGCCATATCAACAGCAAGAGCATAATCTTCATATGCACCCTTTAACATTGGGTGAGGTATAAAGTTTAGTACTCCTACAGGACCTTGATATGATGTTACTCTTAAACCAGCAGTTGCATTTGAATCGCCTGAGTTAACATTAAGAGACGCTCCATTAGATGCTACAGGAGTTCCTGTTGGACCAATACCTTGCCTACCAAGAGCTGTAATAAATCTCAACCACTTATTAGAGCAAAGAACTGTTTTTTCCATAGAACCTTCCATGGTATCAGAGAATATATATTCTACGGTTGCATCCATTTCATCTAGTCCAGCACCTGCGAATGAAAGTTGAAGATTAGAATCTCCTCTACCATCAAGTGACTTAACGAAACCAGTTCCAGCAGAACCACCTATTCCAAATCCAGCCATTGTTCGTTTAGGATTTTCAGATGTTGCATCTAAGGCTATATCGCCATTAGTAAGCATAGCAAATTCAATATCAGACTTGATTTTAGCAAGTTTTCTTGCCTGTAATCTAGCTAACTCTGAACCACCATAATGCTTTGATGCATTAGCAGTACCTGTAATCGCATAAGGCTCTCTGAAGATTTGAGTACAATTCTTCAAACGTCTTACTTGCTTACGAGTTTCTTCACCAATCGCAGCACCCTCAGCATATGTACCAGGACCACCTTCAAGCGCAAATTCATGGTCATCTAAGAAAGCAGTTTCTGCTTGGAATAGACCTTGACCACCAAAATAAGCACCACTTTGATAAGTACCAGCGGTACCAAAGTAAGTCAGAGTTAGTACTTCATCTGCATGGACTCCTAACAAATCACTATCATTAGCACATTGTTCTACTACATAAACAGTAGAATCACCAACTTTAACGTGACATCCGATAAATTGAACCATCCTATCTGTGGCATTGGCAGAATTTACATTCTGGCCAATAGCTACTGCTATCAAATGCGTTACGCCTGTTTGATGTGTTGCATCACCTGATGTACCTAATGTATAAATACCACCGACTTCAAACAACTCCATATCAGATTGTTTATCAAATCGAACGATAGTATTATGACCATTAATTCCACCAGTTGTAGTGTCACCTACGTCTGCAGTAGCTGCAATATCTCCAGCGGTTGCAGTTACAAGTGCTTTTTTAACACTCTTTTTAATCATATATTCATCTTCCATCCACTCGAAAATTGGCACTGGGGTCACTGACGTTGACATGCGACCCATAAGTGTCAATAGGGGTGTAACGGAAGGGTTGTAGTAATGGATTTTAGAACCGAGTTCCAGTACCTGACGTTGCGTAGCATCAGAGAACTGTAACGCTGTTCCTGTTCCATAAGTTGTATTAGCCATTATTGGCTCCTTTCCTTAAGTATTATTGTTATCTATTGAACTTCATAATACCATCCCAGAACTGCTCAACTTCCTTTTTATCATTGCTTTTAGCAGGCGGAGTAGACCCCGTTGCTGCTGCAGCTGATGTCCGTTTAGTCGGGACAGGCTGTTGAGTTGTGCTAGAATCGGTATTACTGTCATCAACCTTAAGGTAACGGTAAATCTTTACTAAGTTTTCTGTTGTTAGATTTGCATCTGATGTAACAAAGTTATAATAATCTGGAATCTCTTCATCGGATAATCCCATTTCTTTTAACTTGCCTACTTCTTCAGCTTGCTGTTTTGCAGCATCTAACTCTGCCTTATATGAATTAAGTTCTTCTTTCGCAGCCTTTTGGCCTTGAGTGATAAGCCAATTATCATATTCGCCTCTCCATTTAGCGGAGGATGTGTCATCTATAGACTCATCTAGAATATCATAATCTTCTGGCTTTTTAGGAGGACCTGATTCTGCCTTTGCAATCGTATCTACTTTTTCCTTCATAGTCTTAACGACCTCTGGATTCTCTTGTAGAAATCCATCAAGCTTTTCAAGCCTTTCATATTTCTCTTGGTCTTCTTTAGACCTATTAGAATCCTTGTCATATTTACTTTGAAGTTCACGATAAGATTTTGCTAGCTTTTCACGTCCTTCTTCATCATCTTTGAACTTACTATCTATAAGCCATTGTACATTCTCTTTAGTATTATCTATCGCCTCTTCAGGTTGGGTTTCAACATTAGATTCTTCTGGTTGAGTTTCCTCAGAAGAGCCTTTATTAAAGTCGTCTAAAACGTCTATCATATTAAGGTTATCTTCACTTTTAGTTTCTACCTGTTGTTTTTGGTCGTCTGCCATTACGATGCTCCTTTTTTGTAAGTTACCCTATAACCGTTGGTTTTGGTTCAGGGGCTTGTTTTTCTGAGTTAACCGAATTTGCAGCATTAGTTAAGTCACTCGCTACTTGCTGAGTTTTATTCCGTTGACGTTCTTGCTCCACCTTACCTGTTGCCTTTATATTAGAAACTGCTTGAGATACACTCTTCGTAGCTTCTGATACTTCAGCACGCATCTTAGTATGGAACAATTCACGTTCTCTGGTCTGCAAGTCTCCAGAGAGTTTCTTAACCTGCTCTTCTAAACCTTGTATATGTTGCTGGAATTGAGCAATTTCACCATGTCTTTGAATAAGACCAGCTTTATCGTCATCAGTTCTCATGTTCATAATCACTTGTGTCTTATCATATATTCCAGCACCCATTAATTGTATATCTCTTTGTAAATCTGCCATAGGAGATTTTGCCTTTGTTGAACCTACGACAACTCTTATATCTATTTGATTTGTTGTAATATCATATAATCTTTCAATTTCGCCTCTATCATTCATAGCTGCTTGATTTACCTTCACATCTTCCGTCATACCAGTTTCATTTGTAATCCTTATAATTCTTTCCTGATTATAAATAAATGGTATCCATGCAGATATTATTTTACCTGCGATTGTCAACATATCATACACAGGCATTACTTTCCATCCTTGTTTCTTAGATACAGCTTCTTCTATTATCTGGGCTTCTCCAACTGTTCCTGGAGACCCTTCACCGTATCCTTGTAAAAATTTATAAGAACCAAACACTTGTTCTATATCAAGTTCATATCTTGACTTTTCAGTAAATAGCTGACTTGATACTGCAGGAGGAGCATATTCTTTTATTTTCCCTTCTCGAAGTGCCCCTGGATTTGCTCTTATTATAGCATTTGGTATATTCCATTTCTGTAATTCTTTCGGGTCTATTGCCCCGTCCTCTACTACTAACTTAAAATTTGTCGTAGCTGAGGTATGTGATATTAATAAAGCCTCAGTTCTATTTAACATACGCTGAGGACTCTTTGCATGTCTCACATCTCCAGAAGGATAAGGAGTTCCTGTATGTTCATTACATGCAGGTATTATCGGATATATAGATATTGGTAATATTTCATCATAATATATCAAATCACCAATAACACAAGTCTCTCTTACTTTAGTAGTATATATAATTTTTTCTGTAATAGATTCTTGTTTTAATAATTCTTTGTATTTAGGGTCTGATGTTAATTCTTTATATCCCTCTTTATCAAATGTCTGGCTTTTCCCAGTAATCAGTTCCGTTACAAGAACACTTGGGATGCTTATCTTCGCAAACCTTACAAATTTTCTAACTGTAGGTTGCTGGTCATGAGTTATATCTCCCCTTGTATATACTTTATCCCTATTATAATTCCCACTAGCTTCTTCATCTGAACCATAATCTTCTTGAAGGTCATCAATCTTATCTACTATATCAGGGAATAATACTTTTAAAGCTGCTTTTGTATGCAGGTCTGTATATATAACACTAGAAGCATCTGAAAAATCTGGTAAAGATGAGTTAGGGTCTACAAATACTGCTTCAGGCTTTATTCTCTTAAATCTAATCCCACCTAAACCATTATCTGACTGATAATCAGGATATACATAAAAATAACAGAGGCCTTTAACAATAAAATCTTTACATGCAGTTCTAAACTGCGTATCGCCATTAGAACTGTACCATATTTCATCAAGTATTTTATTATACACTCCAGCCACTTTACCATCATCTGACCCAACACCCTCTACATCCCACTCAGGTTTAGTTGAAGCCATATTAGATAATACTTGCTCTACAGCAGGTCTTATCTTATTATTTGATTCTGGAGGTTGTCCAACACTCATAAGATATTCTTTTTGAGCGTCTGTTAATTGTTTTCCTAGATAAAAATCATAATCTTCAGCCATTTGATATCTAAAATCAGAAGAATCACTATCATATTGAACATACTCATTCCTTACATCATCGGCTTCTAATTCTGGGAGTTCTAAGGTTTCAATTTTTATCATAATTTATGCTCATATTTTAATACTTTTTTAAATACGTTTCAAAGTACTTTATTTAGTTATATATAATTTCTCCCGTTTCCCAGTCACAACTAGGTATAGTATCGGGCATATAATACTCTCCATTGTCATCGTATTCTAACAATGGAGAGTAGATATCTTCAGTCGCCCATCGTAATGCATCAAGTGTATCCTTTGTCGTTAAAGCGTGTTCTTTAAATCCCAGCAACTCTTGCAATAGTTCTGATTGATTTTCTTTTAAGAATACTGATTTAGATGCAAACATGGGTTGCATAGATTTTATTCTATAAAACTTCTTTTGAATTGCCTTCTTTGGCATAATACTTAAATATCTTCCAGTTTTCTTAGAGACTCTTCGAACATAGTCAGCTAACATTACATGTCCTGTTTCCTCAATGTTAATACATTTCGGCCTATACATATCTGCTAGTTCAAAAATTTTGTCTGCTCCATCCATAGGAGAAACCTGGCCTCTAAAGTAGTCAACTACATAGATATTAAAATCAGCGTCAACCGCCACTATCATTATAACGGTATAATTCGCCTTAATGTTTTCAGAAGACGCAGGGTCAACTCCCATAAATATATTAACGGGAACTCTACGACTCGACTTACCATCCCTAAACACCATAGTATCAATCGCACCATCACGAGAATAATAACCGTCATAATACTGAATGTCATCGCGCTTAAAGATACGAAAAGAGTCATCCATTGGGACATTCTGATATTCTTGGAAAAAGTATCCAACATCTCCCTTTGCCTGCGCTTCCTCACGCCGCTCCAATAGCCAGCTGTAAGGACGCCGTTCTGTCCAAAGAACTTTAGGTTCATTTTCATTGTTTAAAATTTCCTTTCCAGAAGCAATAAACTCATGTGCTTCTGTGTCTTGTAATATTGATTGGTAAAATAAAGACTTCCACCCTTTTATCTTTTTATCCCCATGAGCATTAAAGGCCCTTGAGCCTGCTACGGTATTTAAATACGCGTCCTCGTCTACAATAGTTCCAACAAATACAATTTTTCCATCATCAGAACCAGGTACAACAGATGTATCTATCCACCTTCTAAATTTTTCTCTTGCCATAGGTGTTTGTGCGTTTCCATCTCCTTCACCGTCATCAATAATTGTTAATGTAGGTCTATAAGCACCATACTTAAGACCCCTTACTTTCTGTCCAGTACCCCTCACCATTAATTTACATGAGGCTGCTGGACTCCCATCTGGGTTAAATTCTGTAATTATCTCTTTTTCTTCTTTTCCCCATACATCTCCCATTCTATTCCCGAAGAAGAAGTGTAATTTTTCATTATACTCTATTTCATCTCCTAATGCCTCTAAGAGATACTTAGACTGCATTTCTGATTCTGAAATTAATAATATAAATCTCTCTTCTGCAAATAAAATTCTATGTAAAGGGTATATAAGTGAAACTAATGTTGACTTTGCATGCCCCCTGGGGGCTACAATCGCTATTTTTTCACCAGGTTGTATGTGTAAAAGGTTATTTATCACCTCATTATGGAATGCAGGGCTTGGACTTCTCATATGATAATGCATAGGATAGTTTGCATCACCTAGTATAACCTTAGCAAAGAAAAATACATCAAGATACATCCTTTTTACTATATCTTTCTTTTCTTCAGGACTCAAATCATAATTTATCATACTTTTTCTCTATTTATAGGCCCTTGTATTTCTTCAACTACGCTTTCTAGGAATTTAACTTCAGCTAACATTGCATCCATCACGTCTCTTACATCACCCTCAAGGGGATAGCTCTTATCACCTACGTGCAGTATTCCCTCCAAAACGTCAAGATTTACTTCCACTTCTCTGATTGCTGGTAGTTTTGCGAACAGTGATGCCATCAAATTCTCCTTTCTGCATAAATTTCTCAAGTTCTTTGTCTGATAATGTCTTTCTCACTTCTGCAAGCAGCTTCTTATCTCCATCTGACATAGCAATAATAGTAGAACCTTCTAATTGTTCTATTCTCTTATCATCATGTCCACGCAAAGTACTTACTCTATTTAATGCATTTAGTCGAACATTTGCAGGCATTTTTTTATTTTCTATAAATTCCTTATATGTATCTGCAATATAGTTATCATCTACACCTATATTGTCAAATTTATCTTTCATTAGTTCACCCATAAGATTCCTTACACTTTTTTTCTTTAATATTGCTCGTGCTCTTTTAAGACACATTGTTGGATTATTATCACTATATATAGACTGGTATGCTTTTACTATACTATCTTGTGTAAACTCCCCAACTTCGTCAAACTCACCAAACTTAGCCAACTTACGTACAAACTCAGTTTGCATTACAGTAGGTTTAACATCTCTCGCTAAATCGTAGTTCCAGCCATTCTCCCAATAATCGTTATACTTATACGCATATATATTAGGCTTGTAAGTAGGAACTTCACCATATCCTGTTCTTATATATACAACAGGCTTCTTTCTATCACTTTTATTCTCTTGTCGTTTTTTAAGGACTTGGAGAACTTTATCATCAGAAGTTAGTATCCAATCGCCTTTATCTGCATTTCGCCAATCTTCTTTGTACTTAATACCCAGGTTCTTGGCTTCATCTACACTAAAAACATCAAATACTTTATTTCTACAGGTAACTTCCACAATATAATATAAAAAAAAATTTGGAATATTAAAACAAAAGGTTATAAATTAACCTACTTGATATCTAAACGGGTTGGCTCGAATCTTCTAGCGTTTAGATTAAAACTCACTACTAGAAGGGGTTGAAGGCAAAGTGAGAGGCCATGTCGAAGATAGTAAAGGTTGCCTTGTAATGTATAGATTATAAATAAAGCTATCCACAATTCCAACTATACTTGAGGATTGTATCTTAGAGCGGAAACGGCTCCAGACGCCAGATAAAGATTAGAGACGAACCTTATTCTTATTTATAGGGGTAGGGCAGTCTCTATCTAAACGAACAAAAACTCTCCTAACACCAGTTGAAACAGTATACTTAAAAAGATGTATACCCCAATTTTTTTGTCCCAGGGGGAGCGAACCCCGCACTACACTCCTCAATTACCCAAAGCTCCCCCTCCTCCTTTGACCCTGTTCTGAAAAATAGCTGTAAAATGTGTGGATGGTACTATATATAATAGCCACCCCCCTCGTTCTCCGTTCGCGTTCGAGCTTTTCGTTGAGTTCGCGTTACGCACGCGCGCGTCCAGGCGTAACAGAGCACCCTACGCACACATACGCGCGTTCGGGACCTCCTACGCATACATGCACACATGCACATGCACGTGCCTATGTTGTGCCTTAAAATCTCCCTCATTTATTTTAAATAATACTAGGATGTCTCACTTGATGTATTGTACATTGTTGTAGCATTAGATAGGACGCTTTTTTACATAGCCAACGGGAGTGATTACGAATTAATCTAGTCCCGAACTGATTTAAGGCAACGTTCAAGATGGATAGCTAGAAACTTCAGAGAGATATAAGGCTCTGAGGGGTGGAGAATGGCCACAGCCCGACCACCAACGGCTACGATGAAGTTCCAGAGGTCACGACCTCGGACGTATACAGATTGATGCTTTTTAAATATGATTCGGTTTCCTCAGTAGCAAGGTAGTATAAAACTGCTTATGCTCCTCTTATAAGGAGCGAAGACGGAGAATTTTTTTAAGGCACTCAGACAACTTCTCAGAAATGGGACACTGGTGTAAATAATACACTAAGACAAACCTTACAATCTATGGGTTGTAAGTGAATATCGCGAGGTATTCCTAGAGGGACAACGGGGTCGAGACTAACAGCAACTAAATTCTATCTCTTGGATTTATAGGACACACGGATAAATACAAAGTATCGTAATTGGTTCGAATCCAATTCCAAGAGCAATTTAACAAGAGGTAAATATGAAACTATTCTTAAAACAAGTACGTGAAGATAAATTTATTTGGTTAATGGCGATAATATTTGGTTATTTCTGTTATCCAATAATAAAAGATATAACATTATATCTGATTAGCTAGGTTACTTCAGTTCTGAAGGACACACACCAAGCTCTCAAAAGCTGTGTAATAATTAAAGATTATGCGAGTTTCAATATTCGGCACAGCACTAAATAAGTACGAGGTAAATAATGAAGTTAATTATAGATAATGATAATAACATTATATGTAAATCAAATAGGAGTAATGAAGATATTTTAGAAATCATTAAAAAAGATATATTTACAATATGGGATAAAAAGCCAAGTAAATGGATAGATGCAAGATTTAAAAACCTATTAGAAGAAACAGAGATACACGAAGGATTTAGGATATATTTAAAAGACAATGAAATTGAGATATTTGGAGATAATGGACTAATAGAACTTGAAATAGTAGATATAAATAACATAGAAAACCTATAAATAAAGGGGACAAAATGAAAATAGACCTAGATAATCTAACTAAATTAGATAAATACAGAGAAAATCTATTAGTAAGTGATGATGCTGTATTTAGCTATTTAACAAGAGTAGCAGAGATAGACCACGAAAAAAGAGAAATAAATCCACTTGGTTGGTGGAGTGTAACAACAAGCAAACATATAAATTATGTAGCTAGAGAGTACGACTACAGAGTAACTAATAATGCACTACTTACATCAGAATATAAAGGAGAATAAAATGAAGTTAATGACAAAAGAGATACAAAATAAAGGGGATTAATATAATGGGAGAATTACAAAAACTATACGATGCAATAAAAAAAGTTATTTACACTTGTGAAGATATGGAATTATATCTTGAATGTGTTGACAATCTAAAAGAAAAATATAATAATCTTTGCGAATGTGAAGAGGAAGAAATAATAAATAACTAAATAAAGGAGATAAATAATGGAACTTGACAGAGATTATTTATATCATTGTGGTGGATGTGGGAAAGCTGATAAAAACTACCCAGACAAAGAAATACAATGCGAAAATACAGGAGAATATTATACTCCTAGATGTAGTCCACTAGAATATCACGAATGGGCAAGGAGCGATGCATACGGCATCTATACAGGATTATATTGTCATAAATGCTATGAAGATAAAGAGAAATATACATACAGAAAAGATAGAT